ATGGCCCTCACCGCCCTCGCCCTGTGCTCGCGCGCGCTGATCAAGATCGGCGCCCAGCCCATCGCCTCGCTTGACGAAGGCACCGCCGAGGCGGAAGTGGCGGCCAACCTCTACCCCGCCACGCGCGACGGCATGCTCTCGCTCCACCCCTGGTCCTTCGCCACCGGGCAGGACAGCCTGCCGCGCCTGGCCGCGGTGCCCACCGCCGATTTCCAATACGCCTTCCAGCTGCCCGCGGGCTTTCTGCGCGTTCTCTCGGCCGGCAGCCCCGGCTCCAGCCAGGGGCTGTGCTACCGCATCCTGGAGGACCGGCTGCATTGCGACGCAGAGCAGGTGGTGCTGGCCTATATCTTCCGCCCCGATGAGGCCGCCTTCCCGCCCTTCTTCGCCTCGGCGCTGGCCACCCGCCTGGCCGCCGAATTCTGCATTCCGCTGACCGAGGCGACCTCGCGCGCGCAGCTGCTGTTCAACCAGGCCGAGGCCGAGCTGCGTGCCGCGCGGCATGCCGACAGCGCGCAGGCCACGCCGCGCGCCATCCGCGACTTCCCGCTGCTCGCGGTGAGGGGCTGACCATGGCCGAAAGCCGTTCCTTCAAATCGAGCTTCGCCGCCGGCGAGCTGGCGCCCGAGCTGCTGGGCCGGGCCGATCTGCGCGCCTATGCCAATGGCGCCCGCGCGCTGCGCAACGTCTTCATCCAGTCGACCGGCGGGCTGACCCGGCGGCCGGGGCTGCGCCATGTCGCGACGCTGCCCGGCCCCGCGCGCCTCGTCGCCTTCGAGTTCAACACCGAGCAGACCTACCTGCTCGTGCTCAGCGCCGCACGGCTGCAGGTCTTCATCGGCGATGCCGAGGTGACATCGCTGGCGGCACCCTGGACCGAGGCGATGCTGCCCCAGCTGGCCTATACCCAAAGCGCCGATACGCTGCTGGTCTGCCACCCCGACATGGCACCGCTGCGCATCACCCGCAGCAGCCACACCAGCTGGAGCATCGGCAACTGGCCCTTCAGCGAGGTGCCGACCTATCGCTTCGCGCCGCTCGACGTCTCGCTCACGCCGAGCGGCACGACGGGCGGCGTGACCATCACGGCCTCGGCCGCGGTCTTCACCAGCCAGCACCTCGGCACCAGGCTGCGCATCGCAGGCAGGCGGGTGGACATCTCGTCGGTGGTCTCGGCCACGCAGGTGACGGGCCAGGTGCTGGATACGCTGGCGGGCACCGGCGCGAGCTTCGACTGGGAGGAGGGCGCGCTCTCCACGCTGCGCGGCTGGCCGGTCTGCGTCTGCTTCCATCAGGACAGGCTGGTGATCGGCGGCTCGCGCGATCTGCCCAACCGGCTGTGGCTGTCGCGCACCGGCGACCTGTACAATTTCAGCACCGGCACCGGCCTCGATGACGAGGCGATCAGCTTCGGCCTGATGAGCGACCAGGTGAACGCGATCCGCGGCGTGTTTTCGGGGCGCAACCTGCAGGTCTTCACCTCGGGCGGCGAATGGATGGTGAGCGGCGACCCGCTGACGCCCTCCTCCATCCAGCTCACCCGGCAGACCCGCATCGGCAGCCCGGTGACCCGGCTGGTGCAGCCGGTGGATGTGGATGGCAGCACCATCTTCGCTGCCCGCAACGGCCGCGGCGTCTATGAATTCACCTATACCGACGTGCAGCAGGCCTATCAGGCGAACGACCTGGCGCTGGTGGCCTCGCACCTCATGCGGACGCCGGTCAGCATGGCCTATGACCAGCAACGCCGGCTGCTGCATGTCGCCATGGCCGATGGCAGCCTGGCCACGCTCACCCTGTTCCGCGCCGAGCAGGTCACCGCCTGGACCGCGCAGGCCACGCCCGGCGCCTTCCGCGCCCTGGCCGAGATCGAGGGCGTGGTCTGGGCCGTGGTCGAAAGGCTGGGCAGCCAGCGCCTGGAACGCTTCGACGATGCCCTGAACCTCGACGCCGCGCTGACCGGCAGCGCGGGCGCGGAGCAGGCGCGTTGGAGCGGGCTCGGGCATTTGCAGGGCCAGGCGGTGGGCGTGCTGGCCGATGGCGCGCCGCGTGGCGATGCGGTGGTGAGCGGCGGCGCCGTGACGCTCGACGAGCCGGCGGCATCGGTCCAGATCGGCCTGCGCTTCGCCCATGTGGTGGAGCCGCTGCCGCCGGAATTGCTGACCCCGGCTGGCGTGCGGGCCGCACCGCTGCGGCTCGTCGCCGTCACCTTCCGCCTGCTCGGCACCGCGGCACTGGCCGTCGATGTCGGCCGTGGGTCGGAGCCGGTGCCCTTCCGCCGGCTGGACACCGCGCTGCTCGATGCCGGACCCGTGCCCTTCACCGGCGATGCCAGGCTGCGCGCGCTCGGCTGGCGCCGCGATGCCACCCGGCCGCTCTGGCGAATCGAGGACGACACGCCGCTGCCGCTCACCCTGCTTTCCGTCACCACCGAGATGAGGATCACCGACTGATGGCCGCTCTCGCTTCCATCGCCACGCTGGTCGGCGCAGGCGCCAGCATCTACGCCCAGAACCGAAACAACCAGGCGCAATACAGCACCCAGCTCGCCCAGGCGCAGGCCAACCAGTCGGTCGAGGTGCAGCGGCAGAACCAGCTCATCGCCCAGCAGCAGGCGGAAGCCCGCGCCCGGCAGGTGCAACTCGCCCGCAGCACGGCCACCACCCGCGCGCGCCTCGCGGCGGGGGGTGTTGCGCCCGATGAGGGCTCGGGTGCGGCGCTGACCACCGGCTTGGCCGCCGATACCGCCGCCTCGGCCAATGACAGCGATGCGGTTTTCCGGGCGCGCCTCTCCTCCGGCCGCGCCTCGCTGCTCAACCCCGATGCCAGCCTGACCGGCTTCGCCCGCGCCGGGCAGAGCTTCGGCCGCGCGCTGGGCAACCTGCTGCAATAGAGCGTCTTCAGGCCTCGCGGCTTCGCAAGGCTGCTCGAAAATCGCTTGAAAACAATGCGCTAACCCAACCCCTTCCCTCCCAGGAGCCGAGCCGACCATGGCAGACCACATCCGCATCGGCGATGTCGCGCCGCGCATCCAGTATGCCACCGACGGCGTGCAGACCGCCTTCACCTATCCCTTCCCGATCTTCGCCAATGCGGATCTGGAGATCCGCCTCGATGGCCTGCGGCTCTTCAGCGGCTTCAGCATCACCGGTGCCGGGCTGTCCGAAGGTGGGCAGGTGGTTTTCGGCGAGGCGCCGGCGGCCGGCGGCAGGCTGACCCTGCTCCGCCGCCTCAAGCTCGCCCGCACCACCGATTTCCAGCAGAACGGCGTGCTGCGGGCGCGCATCCTCAATGACGAGCTGGACTATCAGGTGGCGGCTTTGCAGGAGGCGCAGGACGGGCTGAGCGGTGCGATCCGCCTCGACCCCTCGGAATACGGCGATACCGTGCTGCCGCTGGCCGAGGGTCGGGCCAACCGCATCCTGGGCTTCGATGCCGTCGGCAAGGTCACGGTCTTCCCCCAGGGCGGCGCGATCACCAGCGCCTTTGCCGGCGCCGTGCCGCGCAGCGTGGAGGACAAGCTCTCCGAGGCCCTTTCGGCGCGCGATTTCGGCTCGACCGGCAATGGCACAAGCGATGATGGCCCCGCCTTGCAGGCCGCGATGAACGCCGCGGCGGCGTCCGGCAAATTCCTGCTGATCGGCGAGGGCACCCATCGCACCACCATGCCGCTCATCCTGCCCGGCGATGCCGCGGGGCTGATCATGCGCGGCGTGATCCTCTACGCCGGCGCCGGTGGCCAGGCGGCGCTCACCCTGGGCAATGGCGGCGGCACACGCAATGCCAATCGCCGCTACGAGGGCCTGCGGGTGCAGCGCGCCATCCAGAGCGACTGGAGCAACGAGGCCGATATCGGGCTGCTGATCCGCAACCTCGATGCCAGCCATGTCGAGATCCTGCAGGCCGAGGGCTTCACCATCGGCATCCGCACCCTGGGCGATGAGCGCGGCTTCGAAGACAGCACGATGCATCTCGGCCGCATCGTGAACAACCGCTACGGCCTCGATGTGCGCACCGGGGCGGCGGCGGGCTGGAACAATTCCATCGTCTATGTCGGCGGGCATTTCGCCTGCGCCTCGGCGGTGAACCCGACGATGGGGCGCTTCGGCGTGCGTTTCTCCAACGCGCCGGGCGCCTATGACCGGCACAACCAGCACCTCTTCCTCGGCCCCGCTTTTGAGCTGCAGCGCCAGGGCACGCCGGGCAGCGTGGACGCCATCCCCTTCCTGGTCGATGCGGACGATGCGCGCTGCATCAATGCCCGCGGCATCCGCATGGAGCAGTGCAGCGAATTCGTCGCCCGCCACACCGGCGGCGCCAATGATTGCGTCTATGAGGTGGCCTATACCGGCACCTACGGCTTCACCGGCAATGGCGTGCATTACCCGGCGGGTGCCACGCGCGCCGGCGGCACCGTGGTTTCGCTGCACCAGGCGGCGGCGGCGCACGCCACGCCCAGGCTGGTGGCCGAGGCCGGCAATATCCGCGCCCGCGCCTTCCGCCAGACCATCGACACCGCGGGCGGCGTGGGCTTCGAGGGCATGGCCGTGCTCTCGGGCAATCCATCCGGCCCGCCCGGCACGCTGAACGGCTTCTGCTTCGCCGGCCTCACGCTGATGACGCTCAATGCCGAGAGCGTGGGCATCCCCACCTCCCGCGCGCTGGCCTTCGTGATGGATTGCTCGCAGTGCAAGGAGTTCTTCATCGCAGCCGAGGGCACCGAGTTGCGGCCGATCATCCAGCAATTCGACGCGGCCGAGAATGTGCTGGACGACACCGCGACGGTGCTGTTCTCGAACATGAACGCGATCTGGGCCGGCGCGCCGGCGATGTGGTGGGAGGGCAATGCGAACCTCGACAGCCTCTCGGCCGGCCTGCCGCTGAACCGGCTGCAGCGCGTGACGCTCAGCCCCCAGGCCAGCTTCGCGGTGATCGGCGTGCGCGGCGGCTCGGCCTCGGCGGTGATCAAGGCGCTCAGGCTCTACACGCCGGCGATCCACGCGCCGATGGTGCTGTTCGGCGGCGGCCGGCGCTGGGGCGTGCGGGAATACGCCACCACCGATGCCGAATGGACGATTCCCGCCCTCGCCGCCGGCGCCACCACCACCCGCGACGTGACCCTGCCCGGCGTGCGCCAGGGTGACATGGTGAGTGCGGGCTTCGCCAAGGCGAGCGGCTTCCAGAATGGCGGCGTGGTCTTCCACGCCTCAGTCGGCGGCACGGCCAGCACGGACCAGGTGCGGGTCACCGCGCAGAACATCAGCGGCGGCAGCATCACGGTGGATGCGGGCACGCTGCATGTCCGCGCCGTGAAGCCGCGGGTCTGAGGGGCGCGCCATGGCCATCCGTCGCCGGCCGCCAAAGGCCATCCACCTCGATGTGGGCACCCAGGCCCAGGTCATCTTCGCCGAATACAACGCCTTCCTGCGCGCCGATGTCATGGCCGATGACCCCGACCGCGCGCGGGCCTTCCTCGCCCGCCACACCGCAGCCCGCGCCGCCATCAGCCATATCGACGCGCTGCTCAAGCTCGATGGCGGCGACAGCCCGAACACCCAGGACCAGCAGAACGCCATGGTCGCCGATGCCCGCGCCGCGCTGGCCGGCGACAGACCGGAGAACCTGTCGGATGACCCAGAGGCAGAAGAGTGACTTCATCGAGTTCGTCTGGGTCTGGAACGCGACCCAGAATCTCGGCACGCCGCAGCACCACCGCCGCATCGCGCGCTGGCTGGATGCGCGGGTTGCGGCGGGCGACCATCGGCTGCTGCTGATGGCCTTCCGCGGCTCGGGCAAATCCACCCTGGTCGGGCTGTTCTGCGCCTGGTGGCTGTTCATCAACCCCGAATCGCGGATCCTGGTGCTGGCGGCCGACCAGTCCCTGGCGGGCAAGATGGTGGGCCAGGTGCGGCGCATCATCGAGCGGCACCCGCTCTGCGAGGCGTTGCTGCCCGATGGACCGCGCGGCGAGGATGGCTGGGCGGCGGACCGCTTCACCGTCGCCCGCCATGGCGTGCTGCGCGACCCCTCGATGCTGGCCCAGGGCCTCACCGGCAATATCACCGGCGCACGGGCCGAGCTGATCATCTGCGACGATATCGAGGTCGCCGGCAATTGCGACACCGCCGCCAAGCGCGAGGACATGCGCGACCGCCTGGCGGAATGCGAATTCGTCCTGGTGCCGAGCGGCACGCAGATCTTCGTCGGCACGCCGCACACCAACCAGAGCCTGTATCGCGTGCAGGAGGAGCCGCTGCTGGCGGGATACCGTCGCCTCGTCATCCCGCTGCTGGGCATCGACGGGCAAAGCGCCTGGCCGGAGCGCTTCCCGCCCGAGGCGATCGAGGCGCTGCGCGACCGGGTGGGGCCGCTGCATTTCGCCCGGCAGATGCAGCTGCGCGCGGTGCGCAGCGAGGTGCTCCGCCTCGATCCCTCGCTGATCATCCGCTACCACGCCGAGCCGGATTATCGCGAGGCGAATGGCCAGGCGCAGCTCCATCTCATGGGGCATCGCATGGTGTCGGGCGGCGGCTTCTGGGACCCCTCCTTCGGCCGGCCCGATGGTGGCGACGGCTCGGTGCTGGCGGCGGCCTTCGCCGATGGCGAGGGGCATCACTACCTGCACAGCCTGACCTGGCTGACCCACGACCCCGAAAGACCCGAGGACAGCGCGACGCAGCAATGCCGCAGGGTGGCCGCGATCGCCGGCGAGCTTCACCTGCCCGCGGTGCATGTCGAGACCAATGGCCTGGGCAAGTTCCTGCCCGCCATGCTGCGCCATGCGCTGTCGGAGGCGCGGGTGCCCTGCACGGTGCGCGAGCATGTCAGCCGCCGCGCCAAACACGAGCGCATCCTGGCCGCGCTCGACCCGCTGCTGGCGGCGCGCCGGCTGCATGCGCATGACACGGTGCTGGCCGGGCGGCTGCCCGATGAGATGGCGGAGTGGCGACCGGATGACCGCGCGGCGCGCGATGACGCGCTGGATGCGATCGCCGGCCTGATCCTCAGCGAGCCGGTGCGACTGCCCCGCCTGCCGCCGCCGCCGCCCCGCCCGCCTTCCTGGCGGGGCGGCCAGTGACCAGCGCCGCGTGGCTGACCTGGCCGAGGGCGGTGATCTGCCACCGGCCGTCGGGCCGCGGCGCGGCGAGGGCCATGCCCTGAAGCCGGACCAGGCATGGCCCATCCTTGAGGCCGTCAGGCCGCCCATCCGCACCCACCAGCAGCAGCCGGTGCAGCGCGGAGCGGCAACAGGTCTCGAGATACGGCTCGTTCCACATCACCCCATGCCCCCCAAGGCCGCGCCCATGGGCGTGCCAGGCCCTCAACGGAGACCTGTATCATGATTCCCTTGGAATTGCCCCCGTCGCTGATCGTCACGGTGGTGCAGACGAAGCTGCTGATCGCGCTGTTCTGGATGCTGCACGGCATCCGGCGCGAGCTCGACCGCCGCATCGAGCGCGGCGACCTGCGGCAGACCGACGGCCTGGCCCGCACCCGCGATGAGCTGGCCGCCTTCAAGCTGGAAGTGGCGCGCACCTACGTGCCGCTCTCACTCATGCGCGGCGTGGACCAGCGCATCACCGACCACCTGATCCGCATCGAAGACAAGCTCGAGGAGGCAACCCGCCGATGA